CAAAACGACATAATCGTATTGTTGACCACATCTATCACAAAGAGCTAGTGCATATTTTCCTGTAGCATATTTCATCGAATAAAGGTGTAATAATCCCTGCTTGGGGTAATCGTAAGACTAGCTCTATCCCGATCCTCAGCAGCAGCTCTTTGAAACTCCTCTTCGTAAATAGCTTTTAATATCTGTGTTCTGTTTGGTGCTCTCTTTAAACTTACATAATAAGCTAATCCTGCTGCTAAACATGGATAAAACCTAAAAGGCATATCTAAAGTGTTTTGTGCTGTGTCAGCATCATCCATACGAACAAGTCTATCGTAAACAAGAGTATAAGTGCTAGAAGCATCAGGTAGTTGCCATATTTTTAAAGTAGGATTTATTTGCCTATCAACGTAATATTGAGAAGGTCTTCCTTTTGATAATTTAGAAGGTATGTTTATGTAAGCATCTCTACTAATTCTAGTAATAGTTATATCACTTTGTGTTGATGCTCCTGCGTTTGTTCTTATTACTGCAGATAAAACATCAATAGTGTCAGCTCCTAAACTATAAGACCCTGTGCTTTTTGTCAAGGCTAATGTGCTTTGAGTAATCGTCCATCTATTTAACCCTCTGTTTGCCCAATCCGCTAACAGTAAGTTAAGAGATCTTCGTGCAGTCTTGAGGTCGTAACCATTACGAACCTCAATACCACATCTCTCAAAAGCTTCCTCGACGTATTCAGCTACGTCAAGCTCAAAATCATTAGATCCAGATACAGCCATTAACTATAAGGACCTTTGATTACTTTACCACCTAGGGCGAAACTTTTCTTTTTCATATTCATGCCACCACCCATCATTCTTTTGGGTTTCATATTATTCATACCTCCACCCATCATTTTTTTCATGGCATTACCACCTTTGGCAAAGCTTTTCTTTTTCATGGCTGATCCACCACCCATCATCTTTGCGTAGCTTTTTTTCTTACCTTTCATTTTTTCTTTTCCTTCTTTGCATATAAGTTATCAAAAGTGTATTGCGGATCCATGTAAGACTCATCTTCTTCTGCACTAAACTCATATTGACTTGGTATAAAATCTGGTGCACCTTGGCCCGTGACCCACAATGCAGGGTTCGTTACTCGCACTCTGTTGTTTGGTTGAGCTACTATTTGACCTTTAAACTCACCACTTGTGATTGCAAGGATATGTGATTGTTTGTGCTGAGCAACATCATCTCCCAACGCATTCATGTCGTCACCATTAGTGTAATCAATTGTAAAATAATATTTGGCGTTATAAAACTCACCATCTATTTTTGTTATCCAAGT